TGGTTCTTGCCCTTGATGCGTGGCTTGTTGGCCTCTTCAATCTCGCTCTCAGTGGCCTGCACAACAGTACAAGTCGTAACGCTGTCACCATCTTCATCAACGCCAAGCTCAATGACGTTCAACTTAAACTGGAATATAACGCCCGTTTCCATGTCACGCTGTTTCGTGGCCTTTGCCGTGCGCAGGCCAGTGTTCTCATCGTAATCAAGCTCAATCTCTGTGTCGGTCGCGGCGCGTAAGCTCGAATGCCCCCTAGCACCAGCAGCTTTATCCTTGCCGGAGTGGTGAACCACGTCCAAGTGTGCGCTGGTTATCTCGCGCAGCTTATCGCAGTTTCCAATAAACTTTGTCATGTCTTCTGGCGAGTTTTCATTGCCTCCAGCCATTGAGCGGCTGAGCGTGTCAACAAATATGCACTTCACCTGACCGTGTTTCTTCGACACCTCACGGCACAGCTTCTCAAGCACGGCCATGTCAACCTCGCCGTCAAGCAAGTTGACCGGGGCAGGGCGCACAGCCAGCTTCACATTCTTATGCTCTGGGTATTTTTTCTTTAGCGCAACAACGCGATTGTGGAACGCCATGCCCCCCTCTGTTGCGAGGTATAAAACAGAGCCACCAATAACCTTGTGGCCATTCCACTCCTCACCGCAGGCAATGTGCCATGCAAGATCAAGCGCAAAGAATGACTTGCCCACATTTGATGGGCCGTAGATCACAGACATTTGACCCTCGCCAAGCCAGCCCTTCACAAGATAGTTGCGGCTCAGCTGCGGGATGGCCTCGTCCGGCATAAAGATTTGGTCCATGACGCTCTGCACGGTCAATGCTTTCTTCGCCGCTGCCGGGCCTTGGTTTACCCACACGTCAGAGTAATCCCAGCCCTCCATGTCGGGCAGGATGTATTCAACGCCCAGCTCAGAGAAAGCGCGCTCGCACTCTTTGCGCCCGGCATCATCGTTGTCGCCTGCAATGACAAGCTCGGCATCTGGCTTGGCTTGTTGCAGGTTGTCTATCACAGCCAAAATGTTCCCTGCATTTAGAGCAAACACGCATGGCTTACCCGTGGCCTCATGCACAGTCGCGGCTGTTGCCCAGCCCTCTGCAACATATGCAAACTCACGAATGGGTCCGCCAATCACGCTAAAGTTGCCAATCACGGGAAGCTGGTAGGAAAACTTTTTCTTGCCGTCAGCATCAATGAACTGCGCGCCAACGCGCCTGCCCTTCACGTCAATGATTGGTATGGTCAGCGTATCGCCGTCAATCTTGGCGTTATGCAGTTTAATCTTTTTCTTCTCAAGGTATGGGTGACTGCTCATGGGGTCACGCTCCGGCCATTCAATATCAACTCTCGTTACCTCCAATGTCGGCGTATGCCCAGGCTGGGGCCAGAGAGACATATCGCGCAGCCTGTCCTTGATGGCCTTATAGTCATTGCACTTGCGGCAATGAACCATGACCTCGCCTTGAAACTCTTTAATCCAGAACCGATCCGTGCCAGCGCAGGATGGGCATGGGCCATGATACTCGCCCTGCGCAGTCTTTTTCAACTCAAGACTGCGAATGATCGTGTTGCCAAACTCCGACCAGCGAGCGGCTGGAAACTTGCTTTCTCTGTTCTGATCGGATAACATTTGCTTATCGCCTTTTCATTGTGGTGGGTTTCTTGTGATATTGTGTGGCCCGGCATGTAAGTGTCGGGCCACACTTTTTTTTAAATAGAGATTTTTATAACTTTTATTTCTTCATCTCTATTTGGCTTCGCCCTCTTCAACCTTTTTACCTTTTTAGGCTCTTCGGTATCTGATTTGCTCAGCAACTTCTCTGCCTTAATCATATCTTTTATCAGAGCGTCTGCATCCGACTTTGATATGGGTAGTGACGCAGATGGCGACCCACTAGCTCCGCTCAGTAGGTGTGTGAGCTTGTTGATCCTATACATCTGATTTGGAGTTGCATAAAACATTTCACTCATGATGTGATCCAAACGCAGTACATGCCATCATGCTTCCTCGTCGCCCCCTTACGCCCGCGCAATTTCAGGAGTTTGTAGAAGTACTTTTGATGGCTACTTGCCCCGAACTGGACGCAATCGCCAACGCTTACTTGTTCCAATACTGCATCATATTTTGATCCAGAGCCTCCCTGACCATTTTTGGCTCTCGGGACAGGCAATCCTTGAACGATAGTAATTTCCATTGTGGTTTCCTTTTTACTGTTGATTTAAAACGGGATTTCGTCGTCAAGACCAGCATGTGCTGCTGGCGATGGTGTAGATACAGGCACTGCAAATGGATCATCCACAGCTGCCACTGGCGTTGCCGTCACGCTGGACGTAAAGCCGCCAGAGACCGAAGTGAACGGATCATCTGAGCCTTGCATCTCTGCAAGCTCCAAGACCTGCACAGCACGCAGCCTAAGCGACACGCCATTCAGGCTGCCTGTATTGTATGGCACAACAACAACGGCCACGTTGACCTTGCTTCCGCTGGTCAGCATAAAATCATCCGGCAGCTTATTGCGCTGAGCATCAACTTGCTTTGGTGGCTGTGTTTTGTCACCACCGTAAGCACCTTTCAGCTTGCACTTGCCGACGACTTCGCCATCGTCATTGCGTTTGTATGGAAGCATTGCTGGCTTCTCTGGCCATTTGCGCTTCGTGTCCAACGCCGCAGCGTTAGAATATGCCTCCATACAGATACGATGAAGCTCCTTTGCCTTCTCATCGGACATTACGAAGCTCATTTCGTATGCTGCGCCGTCATCAAACGCATCGCATTTCACTGACTTGTTCTCGTAAGTATCGAACTTGTAAGTGGAATTTAGACGCGGGTAACGTGCGACGACTTCTGTAATCATGTGTTGCATTTTGCAACTCCTCTCAATGTTGTGCAGCACCCCTGCACTGGGATAGGTTAAAACGCTTCTTCACTGTCCAGCCAAGCTGGCAAGTGGATCGTGTTCAAGTCAGGCCAATTCGTGACATATTCCTCAGTCTCAATCGCCTGCTTTATGTCAACCAATGCAGAAAGCATACGGTTGTGAGCGTGGCGCAAATACATCTCAGAAAGCTCATGGCACGCTGTGACGTGCGGCGCGTCCTTCTCAATGCAGATGAAGATAAAGTTCTCCACACGAATGCCGTTCAGCTTCAAGACGTGCATATAAAATGCAGCCTGCAAATCGTATCCGAACTGACGCACAGAGCGTTCAAAGCCTCTGGGTGATGCGTCTTGGGTCGTTTTGACGTCCAGTACAATGCCTGCGTTGCGCAGGAGGCCATCTGGGCGCGTCTTTAGGTCAATGTCAATGTCTGGCTCAGTGGCAAAGAATGAAGCCTCGGCCAACATGTCAGGATTTGTGAGCAAATGATTTGCCATACGATTTTGCAGGCAGGCCTCTGCCATTCTGTTTGCCAGATCATAATCAGCCTCGGTGAGCAATATCTTGCCAGCAGCATCGCACTCATCTTTCAAGTCAGACCATGCCTTGCCGCGCCGTGTCTCAGGCCCGCGCACAACAAGGTCTTTCTCTGGCTCAAGCAAGTAAGCGTGAACAGCGCTGCCCAATGCGAATGCCGGGCTTTCCTTGCGCTCAGAGCCGAACAAGTGTGCAATGCTTTTGTTTGCTGCGGTCTTAATTGCAGTCGAACCAAACGCATGATGAGCGTGATATTCTTCGTTCGACATGTCTTCCGATTTGATGATTGTCATGTTTTCCTCCGTTTCCTCATTGTTCGCATATATGTTTTGCATATGCAATACCTAATTCTGGGGGAACTTCTTTTATTTTTTTAGAAGTTCTATTGTTAAGGGGGTAATGACTTCGTGAAGTTGTTACCCCCTTAACGGACAGGCTGGACATGTCCGGGCTTTGTCCGTGTCCGTCTGGCCCTTCTTTCAAGCTCCTCTACAATTCCGTCACGAAGAGCCTTTAAATGTGTGTCAGATGACCCATCAATTATTGACCAAATCAGATTATTTGCCACCTTCCCATCAAGCCAGATAATAGGAGCCTCACCCCTATATATTGTGAACCTGCTTTTGTACGCGAAATCGTTAGCATCGTCATGGAATGTTACGCCTTGGCTTGAGTGGGTTCCGTTTATACTAATAGTTTCATGTTCGCAGTTGCCCGGACCAATCCCAATCTGCTTTGGGTTCAGAAATATACTCATCACACCACCTCAATAAATGTTTTGGCGCTTGCCGCCCATAGGATCATTGTCGGGCGTTGCTGGCCCACACGATTAAACACGTCTGCCTTGGCAATCTTGCCGGAGTTAAAGAGGCGCTGCGCAGCGTTGCCTGCGGTCTTGTGGTCAAGCTCAAAATAATCCGCAAGCTCTGCCGTTGTGTGATACCCGCCTGCAAGAATGTATGTGAGCATTTCAGCATCAAGCGCTTCATTATTTAATGTTTGCGAATTATCTATGATTGCTTTTTCGCAAACTTCAGTATCGCGCTGCAACTTCACAGCCTGCCACGGCGTGCCTTTGTCTGACTTGTCTTGATAGTTAGGCACAAGCACAGCGTTTATTTCATCGCCCGGCGCAAGGTCAAAGCCTTCGGCAATGTGAACCGGGATAAAAACCTGCCCTTGTGTTTCGGTATCGCAGGCAAATGCAAAGCCATGAGCGTGCGCGTTTGTTATGATGATCTTGTTCATTTTGCTTCCTTCAATTTAATGCTGCGGGCAGTCGCCCATAGTTTTTCAAGCGGCAATAGATTTTCCTGATCCATTGCCCAACCTTTGCCGTGGCCAAGGTCAATCTCATAAGCCTGATCCAAAAAGTGCGTGCGGGGTATGTAGCCCACAACGTGCATCCGGTCAGGCGCTTGCTGGCACACCAGAATAGAGCAATCAGCCTTGAATGCCTCGCGCTTCTTAAACAAAAGCCGCCCGGTGGTGTAGAACGTGGCTTTCACATCTACAGAAATATTATCTAGCCATACGTCTCGACCATCATCTACGCCTATGGCGTGGATGTGGTCGAGATCAAACACCTTCGACACGGCAAGCTCTGCCTTTACGCCCAGCAAGTCCAAGTCAGCGTCAGACCTGCCCTTGTCCCTGCGCTGATTAACAACGCCAGAAGCTCGGGCCAATTGCCAGCGCATTGCGGCGGCCTGATTGCATTGCGCAACCTCTTTTTGCGTTAGACTTACAAGCATGGCGTGTCCTATCTAAAATGGTGGTTCTTGATCCGGGTGTGCCGGAACCCAACCCACGACAGGTTCCGGCACACTATTGGTTTGAGCATCCCGCAACGCTACAACGGGGCCGAACATTTGCATCAAAAATGTCGGCAGATGCTCAGACCAAATCACTTGCGAGCCTTCGCAGCAGCTCGCGCAATTACATCCTCAGCGGCTTGGGCTGCGCGCTCATCGCGGCGCATTTCAACCTCAATCATGACATTTAAGACGCCCTCGCAAATTTGAGCGCGCTCTTCATAGTCAAGATCGAATGCCTCGAATATCGTGCAGACAACAGCGCCTAAGTCGATGCCCTTCATATTGTTAGGAAGGGCAACCAAGAAATCCTCGGTGCATTCGGCAATTTTCTTCTGGCGTTCATTCATAACCCTTGCTCCTCTTTCTCCAGCACAATGCTAATAATTGAGCGGTGAATGCCTGTGTCGCCATCCAAATCAAGCCCATCCTTCACAAGCGCATGATGTATCTTGCGCCGGGCAGAAACAGATGCGCGGCTCAATCGTGTTTTCTGCGGGTGTGACCAGCTCCAAAACTGAGCCACGCCCATATAATCCGGCGAGCCAATAAACTCGCGGTCAATCTCTGTGAGCTTGCACAAAGCGTTGAACGTAACGTCAGGCAATCCAACCTTAATGCTCATCGACTTCGCCCTCCCATGTGATGCCATGCTCGGCAAAGCGCTCCATTTGGTATTTGTTGGGCTTGGTGCGCAGAAGGCCAGTGATGCTCGGATATATGCCGCCAAAACCCTTGGCTTGGCCGTAAGACAAGCGCGGGCCGTTTCCAGCATCACCGCGCATAGCGTCTGCGAGAGCAAGCGATTTCTTGCCAATGTCGCGCTTTTCTTCGTTTTCAGATGTGTTCCAGCTGTATTCCTCGCACAAGAAGTCAGCTGCGCGGCAGAATTCAATCACTTCATTATAGCAAAAGTCCATTAAATAGTTGACGTCTTCGGATATGGACATGCTGGTCCAGCGCAATTCGTTTAGCGCCTCACGCTCATCATCTGCAAACCCTGAAACAACATCTTCTCGGTCAAGCATTTCTTGCTTGATACCTTCCCAAAACTTAATGTCTCTTGTGGATGGTTTGGCTTCGTTTGTCATTTTAAGCTCCATGTTTGTGTTGTGGCACCAGTATAAACATGGAAAAAACATATCTGCAAGTATATTTTTCACTGGCTCCCTATATTTTAAACATATATAAAGAAAACAGACACAAAAGGAGTCAAAACCATGTCAGATAAGAAGCGCCTAATCAACTTCGCAGAAGAATATGACCGAATAATTACAGAAGCCGCGCGCAGGTCCGGGCTATCTTTCAGCGCGTTCTGCCGGAGCGCAGCGCTGGAAAAGGCTGCAACAATCGTGGAGCATGTACAGCAGCCGAGGGCAGATTGATGCTTATTTACGGATGCGATCCGGGCTTCACCGGGGCCGTGGCGCTATACTGGACCGACACGGGCAAGCTGGAAATCCACGACATGCCCACGGTGAAAAACACCAAAGGCAAAACGGTCATAAACTGCCCGGCATTGCTGGATGTGCTACAGAACGAAAGCGGGGAGCGTTGCCTTGCCGTCATTGAGCAAGTGGCCGCAATGCGTGGGCAGGGCGTGTCTAGCATGTTTCGCTTCGGCGAAGGCTATGGGATGCTGCAAATGGGATGCGCTGCAAACAAGCTGCCCGTGCAATTCGTAACGCCTGCAAAGTGGAAAGGCTATTTTGGATTGAGCCGGGATAAGGGCGTGTCGCGCGGCATCGCAATGCAGCGCTTCCCAGATAACGCCAGCGACTTTGGCAGGGCGAAAGACGATGGAAGGGCAGAAGCGGCCTTGCTTTGCCTTTACGCGGCAGAAAATATGGTTTGAGCGGTTTGGGGTGGGTGTATTAAATGTGTATTAATTGTGGAGCCATATAAACAAGGGGTTTGGCGGTGTGTTTAGTACAATTAATACAAATTAATACAGTAATTCATACAATGGGCGTATTTTGTATGAATGTATGAATGTGTCTGAAAGACACATTAATAATACATTCATACACCGAGAAGCGGGAGTTTAATATATGGCATACGATTGGGTGAGGTGGGTCAATCATAAGATTGAGAAGGGCGAGGCTATTGTTCGTCCTGTAGGCTATCACAAAGGGGTCGAGCGGTTGCAGGGGTTTAGGTCAAGGCTTGACGCGTGCCGTGATTTAGAAGAGCTTGAGGGCTTCGCCAATCGGCGCAGGTTTGATCCAACATTGCCGCGATGGAACGCAACCGAGCGTGATGCAATATTGCGGCGCAAGTTTGAGATGGAGAATGGGAATGGGTGAGAATATAAGAAGCGCCGTCTTAAAAGAGGCCAGCGAATTGATTAACGGCCAGCGGCAGTCAGACTATGGAACGCCGCAAGAAAACTTCGGTTGCATTGCGCAGATGTGGTCGGCTTATCTCGGGCCGGGGGTGAGCATCACCGCTGGCGATGTATGCCGCATGATGACGCTTCTCAAGGTGGCCCGGCTTAGGAATGGACCACATCACGATAGCAGCGTTGATAGCGCGGGATATATGGCGCTCGGCGCAGAGATGGACCAAACCACATAAACTTGCGCTCCGGGCTTGTGTGTGGCTATAAATGCGCATGGCGCATCGTTCCTCCCAAGGATGCGCCTAAACTGGCCCGGCGCTTGTCCCAATCCTTGCGCCGGGCATATTTGAGGGCCGGGCCTATGTCGTACCAGATAGACTTTCGCGTGTTGCTGACCTGCGTGGATGATGACGCGGCAGAGGTTGAGACCGGGCTTCTGGTGGACTATTGCGAAGAGCGGTTGAATGAGACAAGCCCGGCGCGCTTGATGCAGGCTCTAGGAGAGGTGCTGTTGGAGCTTAACGAAAGCGATTTAATCAACGCGGGCGAGACCTTGCATTAAAAAAAAAAGCCCGGCGCGATGGCCGGGCGTTTTGTTAAAGGTTCAGAAGTAATACTGTTGCGATTGCAAGCCCGGCGGCAAAGCCCAATCCGATTTGGATTAACGCGGCCTTGACTTGCTGGCGGACTTGTTTTTCTTGGCGGCGTGTCATTATGCTGCCTCACTTTTTGTATTGCGTGAAAATGTCATGCCGTCCGTAAACAGCACAGTGTCACCATCTGGCATGTCGACATACCAAACATGGTCGCGCTGATACACTCCAAAGCCTAGACCAAACTGGTGGCTTGCTTGGTTCATCTTGCGCTTTGTCGTGACTGTCTCCCATCCACCGGAGCGAAGCGTGATTGTGTCGTTATCCCATGAAACGATTGCTGTGTTAGTGTATATAACAGAGCCGACGCCGTGTCCGTCTTCTGTCCATGCTGTCTTATATGTGCTGAGTTTGTTGTAGGCCATTTTGTTTGATTCCTTTGTGCTTGTGGGTGGGGAGCCGAAGCTCCCTTTTGGTTTGTAGTTTGATTAAACTTTCCTCACCTTAAAATACTCAGTCTCTACCTGTGATATTTTTTTATCATTACGATAGAATGTAAATGTCGGTATGCCGTGAGAGTTATTCCCTTCAACATAATAATCAGCCTTGATTGAATAACTGCGAGAAAGGCGTGGTGAATATGCAATAAATGTTGTCATGGTTTTTTCCTTTGTTTGTGTGTGTTGTGCTTACTGTATATGTGGAGCATATGCGCCGCGCAATAGTGACGTTACGTCACAAACTGACTTACCTCCACGCAACACATCGCAACACCGCGGCGCAGAGGCGCGCTCGCGTAGCAGATGTGGCTCAATAGTGTCAAGAATGTGGCAACAATGTGGCAACAATGTGTCGCGCATCGTGGGGTATCTATGTACCCCAATGCTTAACATGTTAAACAAGTGTTCGCTTATATTCAGGGTCGTGAATGTCAAAAGCCCCCCCCCGGTCAAGCATTTGCGGGGTAGTGTTATTATTATACAATTCACACACACGGGAGCCACCCCCCGTACCCCCTTGCCAATCATATGCTACACAGCGTAAAATTATAAAAAATGGGAGTTTATCAAATGGCAGGCAAGGCGTTACAAAAGCGAATACTGTCCGATGTCACCAAGCAAGGCGGCGCAGAGTATCTGTTCGAATATTTTTCTTCTGGCGGCACAATGGCGCAGCTTGCGACCCACTACGAGTGCAGCAGGGGTTATGTCAGCACGGCACTGCACAAAATCCCTGAGTATTCCGAGGTAATAAACAAGGCGCGGCAGGAGGCAGCTGACGCGTTGGTTGAGCAGGGCTTGGAAATGGTTGACGCGTTAGGTGGCGGCAGCTCAACGCAGGAGATTGCTGCCACGCGTGAGAAGGTGCAGTGGCGCAAGTTTATGGCTGGCTCGTATAATCAGGAGCGTTACGGCAATCGACCTCAGACCAATGTTACGATTAGCGTAAGCGACATGCACTTGGACGCGCTGCGCAAGGTTAATGCTGACTTGGCTCAAATTGATGCTGAGGACCGCCAGCGTGAGGCAATGGCCATTGACGCGGATTACGAGGATGTCACAGATGAGCGAAGCTAACCCGTTAGAAGAGTTTGTGCTGCGTTACCGTGACGACCCTGCGCTATTTGTGCAGGAGGTGCTGGGCGCTACTCCGCACGATTATCAGGCTGAATTTCTGCGGGCTGTTGCGGACGGTGAGCGCAAGGTCAGCATTCGCAGCGGCCACGGCACGGGTAAGTCCACGTCGGCCAGTTGGATTATGCTTTGGTTTGTTTTGCTGCGTTTTCCGAATAAAGTTGTTGTCACGGCCCCCACGTCCGGCCAGCTGTTCGACGCTTTGTTTGCTGAGCTAAAGCGTTGGATTAACGAGCTTCCGCCTCAGTTAAAGGTTTTGCTTACGGTTAAGTCTGACCGGGTTGAGTTGAACGCGGCCCCGAGCGAGGCTTTTATTTCGGCAAGAACAAGCCGCGCGGAGACGCCTGAAGCGTTGGCTGGGGTTCACTCGGAGAATGTGCTGTTGGTTGTGGACGAGGCTTCTGGTGTGCCTGAGAAGGTGTTTGAGGCTGCTGCTGGC